TGTGGCTGTCCGACAACGGTATGCTGCTGTCCAAGCCCAACCAAGAGGGATGGGCCGGTATCACTTGCCCTAACAGCGCCCAGCACACCGATGGCAACCCCGAGGGCCGCTACCTGCCCGCCAGCCGCGCCTTTTGCTGCCTGCACTCCCACTGCACCGAGCTGGATTCGTCTGTGTTTTTGCAATGGGTGGCCGACAATGGTGGCCCCAAGCACACCCCCGGCCTGCGTGAGGAACTGCTGGCCGCTGCAATGGAGTCAGCCCTCAGTAAGCTCCAGCCCACCGAATCGTTCCCCGATGCTGCGTCTGCTATCGTGGCCGAGGTCGAGCGCAAAGAACTGGGCCGCGTTGAAAAAGAGGGCTGGTACGAGCGCTTTGCTTACCTGCAAGACGATGACGCCTACTTTGACATGCAAGAGCGCCGCGAGGTCAGCCGCGCCACCTTTAACGCCATTTTTCGGCACATCGGCTGCAACTCGATTCACGGTCGACGCGGCAAGATCGAAGCCGCCACCAGTTTTGATGAGCACCGCCAGGCCAAAGGTGCCCGCTCGCTGGTGGGCCTGACCTACGCCCCCGGTGAGTCGATCCTCTGCGCCCGTGACGGCCTGGTGTACGGCAACCGCTGGCGCGACGCCCGTCCCCCGGCTGTGGCCGGTGACGTTGGCCCCTGGCTGGCTCACGTTGAGCGCATGGTCCCCGACGATCGTGAGCGGGCGCATGTCCTGAACGTGATGGCCTTCAAGGTCCAGAACCCCCACCGCAAGATCAATCACGCTGTCCTGCATGGTGGCGCGCCTGGTGCGGGTAAAGACACCCTGTGGGCACCGTTCCTGTGGGCCATTGGTGGCGACGCCTTGGTTAACGTGTCCCTGGTGCGTAACGAAGAGCTGACCAGCCAATGGGGCTACGCTCTCGAAACCGAGGTGATGGTGATCAACGAGCTGCGCCAGTCCGAAGCCAAGGACCGCCGCGCCCTTGAAAACCAATTGAAGCCCCTGATCGCTGCGCCCCCTGACATGCTGCCGATTAACCGCAAGGGCCTGCACCCTTACATGGCCCTCAATCGTTTGTTTGTCCTGGCCTACTCTAATGAGCGCGTCGCGATCAACCTCCCCACCGAAGACCGCCGCTGGTTTGTCATTTGGTCCGATGCTGGCCGCATGTCCCCGGCCGAGTCCGTGGGCCTTTGGACCTGGTACAAGGCCGGCGGCATGGCCCGCGTGGCCGCTTGGCTGCACCAGCGTGACGTGTCCGCATTTAACCCCGGCCTGCCCCCGATGATGACCGAGGCCAAAGCGATTATGGTCGAGGCGGGCATGTCTGGCGCTGAGTCGTTTTTGGTGGAGCTTATGCGCGCCCGCATCGGTGAGTTTTCCAAAGGCGTCGTTGGCGCGCCCTGGCATGCGCTGTGCGATCGCCTGCAAGGGTCCGCGCCTGGCGCAATTAAAGTCGTTCAAGGCGCGCTATTGCACGCCCTCAAAGAGGCGGGCTGGGTTGACTGTGGCCGCTTGGCATCGCGCGGCTATCAGACCAAAAAGCATATTTTCTGCGCGCCTGAAATGTTAAGCGTGTCTAAGTCAGACCTCCGCGCTATGGTGGAAGAGCCACCACCGTCGGCGCTGCGTGTGGTGAAATGAAGAAGGGCCCGTTAAGGGCCCTTTTTTACAGTTTGAACAGTACTGCAAGCAGCGCGGCCAAAACGGCCGCCAGCGCTATCATAGTTGAGCCTCTAGTATCTGCATGGCCACCATTGGGCTAACCAAGATAACGTCGCACGCCCGGACAATGGCCGCGTGCATGTCCGCGTTTTGATTTTCCGCGTTGGTTAACTCAGACTCTAAGACCTCACACTCTAGGGTCTTAATTTTGAGGTCCAGGGCCGCGGGTTTTAGCGTTTCGATCTCCGCCGTCGCTTGGCCAAGCGCATGCTGCAGCGCTTCGATACGGGCGAACAGTTTGGCCGCGTTTTCAAAACCTTCGGCATGACAGAGACGTTCGGCTTCGGCCGCGGGCATGCGCATATAGTCAAAATCCATTTTGGGTCTCCAAGTATTCGGCCACAGTCCGGCCGGTTAAAAAAGCATGCTCCGCGCTTGGCAAGTCAATTGGCGCGCCGTCGGTAGCGTCGGCCAAGTCAATCAGCCACTGCCAAAATTCTTTCACTTTCATAGTGGTGCCTCTGGCATGCTGGCGCGGATTTCCGCGGGTGTCCAAGGGACCGGTCCGGCCGCATCGGGAAATGGCCACACTACAAAATCTTGTAGGTCCGCGCGCATAACCGAATACGGCCCGGTTTTGAACAGCGCGTAGTATTGGAAATAGATTTCCATCAATTGGACCGGTTTACCCTTGTAGTGTCCTTTGGTTCCCGGCCGTGGCCACGTTTCCCGCGTCGGGTACCGGTCCGGCCGTGGGTCATGCTTGTAGCCCGGTATTGGTGATTCATTCATAAATGACCCCATTGGCTAAAATTTTGGTTAAGTTTGCGGCCGGTACGTACCGGACCGTCTCGCCGTCGGCGCGGACAAATGTCCGGCCAAAATCGACGCCGACGACGCGGCCGTCAATTTCCACCACACGCCCGCGCGCGTCGGCCGTCGGCTTGTCATAACCTAAGCGCTTTACTACAGCGCGGGAAAATGCGACGCTATCGCCAATTGAAAATTTCACGTTTTGCCCCTATAGCCGGACCGATTGTCCGCATATGCGGCCATGCGGCCGCATAAACTGAAAATCACGCGGCCTGCAACATAAAAACGCGCTTTTTGTGGCCAAGCGCATGGTCCGCTATCACAATATCTTTGGCCGCTTTGGCCGTACCGCCGCAAAGCATGCATGTGTCACATGTGGCTTTTTTGCCCGCTTCGGCCGACGCCGGACACATGGCTTCGCCCGCTTGCTTGTCAACACCTACAGAAACGCGGAAAACGCGCATGCCGTAAAGGTTAGCTTGTGCCGCTTCATCGATTGTGTCCGCGCTAGCCATTACAAGCGGACCCCATGCGGCGTGATCAAAACCGAAGGACTGCCATTGGTGCGAATAACCCACAATACCGGCCGCGTCGGCCGTTATGGTTTGCCACATGCGGACTGGCGCGGCCGCGGGATCCCCGTACGTGCCAAGCCTTACTTTGCGGCCGCTCAAAATAGCGCGCAATTGGTCCGGCGTGGCTTTGGTATAGCGGCCGCGTTTGTAGGCTTCAAACACGGACCGGACCGAACGGCCGACGTTCACATAACACGGCGCTTGGCCGTTATCTTTGGCCAATATCGGCCGGTGAACACATTGGCCACAAATTGACACGTCGGCGCCAGTTTTGAGCGCGTCAACCGGGTTGACGTCGGCGCGGAGAATAAAGGTTTGCACCAAGTCCGCGCCAGTTTTGGCGTTTGCGGACCCTTGCAGTTTGTTAACGATAACGACAATTGGGCGGTCGTCGATTTCCGAAGGACCCTCATATGCGATATAGCCAAGTGTTTTCATGTGGATCCCCTTTACAGTGGTTTGACAATTGCGCGAAGCGCGGTATCGATGTGGGTGTCGTCTAAATACGAATAAAGCGCGTCGCAAATAAAGCGCGTGCATCCGGCCATGTAAGCTAAGTCCCAGCGATAGCGCTTATCGGTCAGGTTTTGCGCGCGGTATTCGGCGCGCTTTTCGGGCGTGTCCAATGGGCTAACCATTGTGGCCATTGTGGCAAAGTGTTCGTTTGTGATTTTCATGCGGATCCCCTTATTTGGTTAAGACGTCAAAATAAGCCAACGCGCCGACAAGCAACGCGGCCGCGATAACAAGCGCGGTGAGAATGTCAAGAATTTTGTCTTTCATACAGTACTTTCACGGGTTTGTTGAACACAAAACAGAGTGTAAAGCATTTCCGCCCACAAATGTGCATTGTGAGCGTGTTTGTTACATCTTGTTACATCTTTCGGTTTGTTGGCGTGCGTGGGCTATAAATTGGCTATGGTTTTGGCGTGGCTTGACCTACGCGCGAAGCCACTAGATACAAGGCTTTGGGGGGTTTGTTGGCTATGTTGGCTATATAGTTGAATGATGAAAATTTTTAACTGCCTATTATTTAAGCAAACGGGGTCAAGCGAATTTAATTGGCCGCCAAAATAGCCAACATAGCCAACAAGTCCCCGCGCCGTTAGCGCCGCGCAAAATGGCCACGCATAGTGTTGGCTATGTTGGCTATTGAAAACAAATAGCCAACATAGCCAACAAACTACAGTTTATACAGTGGTGTATATGCATACAGTACTGTATAAACGTACATGCATATAGTTTGGGTTGACCGCTTGGTGTTGGCAGCCAACATAGCCAACCAAATGTTAGTAAGCACACACTGACTGCATGGTGGATTTTGCTGGAGGGGGGGAGGGGGGAGGGCCGGGCGGATGGGCCAACGGTAGCGTAGCGTTCACGAACAATTTTTTATTTTTTAATATAAGATGCACGCACGCATCCACGCGGCCATACAACTATGAGTTTCCATTCACTGCCACTTGTCATCAACGAAATACGCGCCACAGAAGCGGTGCTTAACCGCATCTACGACGCAGCCAAGCTCGGGTTAAAGGGCGACAACTTAGCGTTGGCGGCTGGCATGGTGCCCACCGCCTACCGGCAGTTGTGCGAGTTGGATAGAGTGGCGCAGTTGGCCGAACAAAAGGGCCGCGCTGATGGGGAGCTGCTGGCGTCTAAGCAGTTGCACAAAGCAGCCGAAGAGGGCGACGCCAAGGCAGCGTTGGCTATCCTGCAAAACGTCCACGGCTGGGTGGCCAAGCGGGCCATCACCGTCGATGTTAACCAACAGATCAGTATTCTTGGTGCGCTGGCCGAAGCCGAGCGCCGAGCAGCAGACGTGGTGGATGTCATCGCGCACGAACCGCAACCAGCACTGCAAGCGCGGCTGGCCCCACATAAACAAAGCGCCTGATGCAAACCACCATCTATTCTGCTGAAGACGAACAAGAGTTGATGGCCAGGCTCTGGTCACCACAGTACAAGGACAACCCACTGGCGTTTGTGCTGTACACGTTCCCGTGGGGCGTCAAGGGCACGCCGCTGGAACACTTCAATGGACCGCGCAAATGGCAGCGCGAGGTGCTTCAGCAGATCGGCGACCACATCAAGCAGAACAGAGGTAAGCTGGACTTCAACACCCTACGCCACGCAGTCTCATCAGGCCGTGGTATTGGCAAGTCGGCACTGGTGTCATGGATCGTCATCTGGATGCTGTCTACACGCATCGGCTCGACCACGATTGTGTCGGCTAACTCAGAAAGCCAATTACGGTCGATCACATGGGCTGAGATTACCAAGTGGTTAGCCATGTCACTGAACAGCCATTGGTTCGAAGTGAGCGCCACTAGGCTGATGCCAGCCAAGTGGCTGACCGAGCTGGTCGAGCGCGACCTGAAGAAGGGCACACGTTACTGGGGCGTCGAGGGCAGGCTGTGGTCAGCCGAGAACCCAGACGCCTACGCGGGTGTCCACAACTTCGACGGTGTGATGGTGATCTTCGATGAGGCCAGCGGTATTGACGACGCCATCTGGGCGGTGACGGCTGGTTTTTTTACAGAGAACACCCCGAACCGCTTCTGGCTGGCGTTCTCTAACCCACGGCGCAACACCGGGTACTTCTACGAGACGTTCCACAGCAAGCGTGAGTTCTGGCAAACCAAGGTGGTGGACGCCCGCACCGTGGAGGGCACGGACAAGCAGGTCTACCAGCAGATCATTGATGAGTACGGACCGGACTCCTCGCAA